AACACATAAATATTAGTGGTATAATTACCATACGTTCATCCCCCGTAAGGAGGACGCAAGTAAGTCGCGGAACGGAGCCGTTCATCCCATGCTAGAACTATTATTCTATACAACACTCACCTGTCAACAAGCTGACGCAATCATGCTGAAGATGAAAGCACACGAGGATCTTCCTCATGCTTTTAAAGTTGAACTTGTGGAGACCGTAAAGGATTCTACCCCTGAGTGTTTCTGGGACGCACACGACTGAAGGAACGGGGATTAAAAACCCTCATTACTTTAGGAGTAACACAATGACTACAATCACATACCGTGGTGTCAAGTATGACGCCGATAGCTACAAAGCAAAGGTTATTGCCGAGCAAACTGCTCAACGCAATCATAATCTTATGTATCGTGGCATCAAGGTAGAACGTAAGTTTGCATCAAAGTCTTGATTTTGGTGCTATAAATAACATGGAGGGGTTAACCCTCCTTTTTACTATGAGGTAACCATGGAAAAAGATAGGTTAAAGTCAATAGTTCAAAATTTAAAGTTAGTCATAGAGACGTTAGAATCCGAAATATATTCAGACGTGCAAGCGTATACCGATACTAGGGAGAATTACGATGATCCCATTGAATATCTTAATAATGACGACGACGATGGTTACCCCGATTGATTGTTACAGCACCCTTGACAGGGTGCTTTTTTATTGCTAAAATAACTCTGTAGTGTTTCAAACATAGAATGACCGTTAGTCTTATTTCCGTTACTCCCGATGCTGAAAAGCATATGGCATACTGTGCTCGTGTGTCTAACCCTAACAACCAGGATAATGAGAAGTTCAGTGGTCTTCTGAAGTATTGTATTAAGCATCAACATTGGAGTATCTTTGAGCAGGCATATATGACTGTTGAAATTGAAACGACTAGGGCAATCGCAGCTCAGATCCTGAGGCACCGTTCATTTACATTCCAAGAATTTTCCCAACGTTATGCTGATAGTTCCTTACTCGGCCCGAAGATCCCCCTACCAGAACTCCGTAGGCAAGACACTAAGAATCGTCAGAATTCCATTGATGATCTGGATCCATTTGATGTTCAAAATTTGGAAATCCAAATGACAACATTATTTGATTCAGCAATGGCATTATATCAGCAGATGCTTGAACGTGGAGTGGCAAAAGAATGTGCTCGTAATGTGCTTCCTCTCTGTACGCCTACTAAAATCTACATGACAGGCTCAGTTCGTTCATGGGTACATTATATTGATTTAAGGTCTGCTCATGGCACTCAGAAGGAACATATGATTGTTGCTGAAGGTGTCCGTGATGTTTTCAAAGAACAGTTCCCCGTAGTATCAGAAGCACTTGAATGGTAAATGTAGTTCGTTTAAGGATCATAGGTAGTGCTCTCGTCATTGTTGCCTACTTCATCGTCCTTCATGTAAATGTATTAGTTGGTGTGGGCGCACACTTCGTTGCAGATCTTATTTCAGTTCCTTACTTTATAAAGACAAAATCCTGGGATGTGGTTATAATGTTAGCATTCCTACTCTTCATTTCGTTATCTAAGTTACTATGAATATCTTTGTAACTGACTCTAGTCCCTGGAAATCTGCTGTTGTCCTTCCTGACAAGCACATCGTCAAGATGCCCTTAGAAACATGTCAGATGCTTGCCATTGTATGCTCTGACAAATGGGGTCATGGGTTTGGAACTATTCCTAAAGCAGATGGAACTCCATATGCTACAGAGAAAGGAGCATTCCGTAATCATCCATGCACTATCTGGGCAAATAATTTTGTGCTAAACTGGCAATGGTTACTTGCTCATGGACTTGCTATGTGCGATGAATACACCGCTCGCTACGGTAAGGTCCACACCTGCTTTAATACTCTTCTAGCAGCGAAGGATATACTGCCTACCGGTGATCCTCAAGGACGCTCAGGGAAGCATACAACGCCATTTGCGAGGGCAATGCCTGAGGAATACAAACTCGATACCAACATAGATACATTTACCGCATATAAAATGTATATTGCGAGTAAACCATGGGTCAAAGATAACTATCTAAGACTTCCCCATCGTAAACCAGACTGGATTTAATTATGCCAACTTACAACGTTAAAAATTTAAAGAATGGAGACACTTTAGAACTTAGTCTATCCATTTCTGCTTATGAGCAATGGAGAAAAGATCATCCTGATTGGGATAAAGACTGGAGTGCTGGTGGGTTTGGGGGAACTATATACGGTGAACCTAAACAATCAGAAGGTTTTAAAGAAGTGATGCAAAAAGTACAGAAGCGTCACCCCGGTGCTAACTTATCCCGTTATACTTGATCCTATGCCTAGAAAAAGAAATTCTGCTCCAGTTCCTTCAGGTATGTCTACCAAGCAGATGAAGAGAAGGAAACCTATCAATAGTGAATATCTTAAAACTATTGAACCTCTCACTGAGAACCAAGAAAAGTTCTTCCACGATTATTCTCTACAGCAGAATATGTTTGGTTATGGGTGTGCTGGTACAGGTAAAACTTTTATTGCTCTTTATCTGGCACTCAAGGATGTATTAGACGAAAATAGTCCATACGAGAAGATTTACATTGTTAGATCTTTGGTTGCTACGAGGGAAATTGGTTTCCTTCCAGGAGATCATGAGGACAAATCTTCACTGTATCAGATTCCTTATAAGAATATGGTAAAGTATATGTTTAAGATGCCAGATGACAATTCATTTGAACTCTTGTATACTAACCTTAAGGCACAGGGAACTGTGTCATTCTGGTCTACCTCATTCATTCGTGGCACTACATTTGATAATGCTATCCTTCTGATTGATGAAGCACAGAACCTGAACTTCCATGAACTTGATAGTATTATCACCCGTGTTGGTGAGAACTCTAAGATTATGTTCTGTGGTGATGTTGTCCAGACTGATCTAGTCAAACAACATGAGAAAAATGGCATTATTGATTTCATGAAGATCCTAGAGGACATGAATGAGTTTAGTTTAGTTGAATTTGATGTCAATGACATCGTTCGTTCTGGTCTAGTTAAATCGTATCTTGTAAGTAAAATGGGGCTTGGTCTTTAATATGTTTAATCATGTTGGTAATTCTTTAAGTGAACTTCCTAATCCTACTACAGTGAATGGAGTGCGATATTATTGTACTCCTAGTGGTAAGAAACTCCCATCAATCACGTCTATCACATCATTGAAATCTCGTAAGAGTATTGCTGAGTGGCGCAGACGTGTTGGTGATGTAGAGGCAAATCGTATCTCTAAGCAAGGCACTGATCGTGGTACTAAGTATCATGCATATGCCGAAGATCATTTCAATAATATTGAGGTGAAACCAAAGGATCTTATGGAACAGATCAGTAAACCATATCAATTGTTTGAGAATTCCCTTCCTTATTTTAGTGACATAAATAATATACACGCTCTTGAAGCACCACTGTATAGTGAATATTATGGTCTTGCTGGTCGAGTAGATTGTATTGCTGAATACCAAGGCGAACTAGCAATTGTTGATTTTAAAACATCACGTAAGCAGAAACCAGAGAAATGGATTGAACATTACTTTGTTCAATGTGCTGCCTACGGTGCTTTGTATCATGACCTCACAGGTATTGAGGTAAAGAAACTCGTCATTATCCAAGCATGTGAGGATGGTGAGGTGCAATTATTCCAAAAGTATGATACAATGTATTATATGAAATTATTGGAGCAGTACATTAATGAGTTTGTTAACTATCACAAGGGAGAAAAGTTTGCCAATGTCTAAGGAAAACCTTAACGACATTTTGGAACAGAAATTTATGACTGCTGCTAAGTTCTCGATGGAAATTGAAAACTTGAAAAAGATCAGTAACGGTACAATGAATTATATCGAATGTATCATTCATTTTTGTACCGAAAATAATATTGAAGTTGAAACTGTTTCTAAATTGATTTCAAAACCATTGAAAGAAAAATTAAAGTATGATGCTCAACGTCTCAACTACATGAAGAAGTCTTCTAAGGCACGACTCATTCTATGACCGCGTTTGAGTCCTATAAAATGTATGTCGCCCTGAAGTTACACTTCACTACCGACAGTTATGATTACTTCAAATTTCACGGTAAAACTAGAGTAACGGAAGCAAACTTCGAGAAAAGGAAGGACCGTTACTTTTTCAAAAAACTTACTAATCGTAAGAAAGATGATGAGATCCTTCCATATTTCGTCTCAAATTTTGTTGCAGATCCAGCAGGTTGGATTGGTAACATGGTAAGAAATAACGGTGATGATAATTATCGTGCATGGAAGAAACGAATGGAAAGTCTGCACTACACCTTTAGTGAAGACATAGACTTCATTCTACAGCAGGTAAATGAATTCGATCAGTTATTCACTGTGACTGAAACACATCCTCAGTTACTTAAATACCTTCTGGGTAGTAAAATATCAATGGAGACATTTGTTATCCTTGATAAAATTCTGAACTTTATCCCACAGTTTGATAACAAAATTACGGAACACCTTGTATGGAAAGATGTGAGGAGAACCGTTCTTAAGTATGCTCCATTTATAACTGTGGATACTGTTAAATATAAACATACATTAAAGGAAAAAGTATTAGATCACCAATGTCTTTCTTCGATTCAAAAATAGTACAACAAGAAGCTCAAGAGATTAGTCTTAAGCAGCAAGAAATCGTCAATAGGATGCCATTTATTCCTATGATGACATCAGATGATCGTATAGATTTTTTTGATGCGATGCTGGAATTGATTGAGCGTCAGAAAATATTTTACATGAGATTAAATCTTTCTGATGATCCTATGGCAAAGGAACTGAAAGCAGAATTCCGACGTGCTGCTAAGACACTAGGTATGGATGCTGAGGGTCTAGACATGTTAGGGATCTATGATAGTTTCCG